AGTCAGCACCCGTAGTCACTGTAGTGGCTTCAGATAGCTGTTCTTTGTCTAAATCGTAAAACCAAGTGTTCTGCTGGTAAGTAGAGTATTTTTCTACAGACTCTCTAATAATACTGCTGTTAGCGTCAATTCTGGTACGAGTAGTGTCAAACTCTCTTAGTACCCACTGCACTGGGTTGGAGTTCTTCTGAAGCATGAGCACTTTCTGCTCTTCTCCAGGAATGTGTACAAAGCTAAAATCTTCTACTGGTACGTCTGGAAAAACATCAGCGTAGTTACGCAACAACTCAAACCTACCGCCAATAGGACGATAAATTTTTAGGCGAGTACCTACTCTGGCTACTACATACTGTCTTCCAGAGTTTGACGTAAAGTGTGTACTATAAACAGGGCCTTCGTCCTCTTTAAGAACAATCTTAGTACCTTTGCGTTTGCTGACAATACCATTTACGTTAAAGTCAACATTAAGGCACAAAGGCGACTGATTAACTGGGAGGTTAGTCTCAGACGCGTACGTGTTTAAGCCACCAAAGTTGTTAGCCTGAATACGGTCTTGCTCAGCATTAGTGCCACGTGTGACCACGTCGGTATCCTCCAAGGAAGTTAATCGAGTCATTTTGCATGGTTAAGTCTTTGCTTCGCAGCATTTGACCTAACTGCTCAAACTGCCCAGTGTACAACTGCACAATAGACGGCTCAGCATTGTGGGCTAATGCCATGTTGACACTAGCCCTCAATATCAGCAGTTCTGTGTGTTCGTAAGGTATGTCTAACTCATCTGCATCCTCCTCCGGCATAGTGGGGTGAATGGTACAGTCGAAAAGAACCAAGTCTGTATCTAGTGGTTCGTAATTGAATACTTGGGTTCCTTTTCTATAAACTGTGTAGCCTTCTCTACACAGCCAGTCGTCTTCAGGCTTGATGTACGGAACAATGCAGTCATTGTCGTACACATTAAACAAAACCTGAAGACGTTCTATTACGGCTGTGGACGGATTCTGCCACAAATCTGCTTGACGCTTAAAGCGTAGCCATGACCAATCTTTGAGAGCAGTGACTTGTACTAAAGCAGTAGTTAAACTATTTACAGCTTTTCCTACTACCCCAGGACGGGGAAAGTTTTGTGTAGTCTCTACAGTGCGTTCTCCTACGTTAGAAAGCACTCTATTGGTCATGTCTAGCAGATTCATTTACCCTCCGGTGTGTAGTAGAATGGCGTGGTTTCTCCGGTACGTTTTCGCACCAAAGACGTGGTAAGAGATTACGATGTCACTGAGGTAGTGAATATCGTAAGAACTCTTAGTAACAATGTTGGTCTGACGTAAGAGACACGCCCATTCTGGGTGCATAACAACGGCAGTGGTAAACGGAGCAGCTTCTTCGTTACCAGTCTGACCACGAGGCAAACCGTCACCAATGATGATGTCTTGCGTCGGCATGTAAGGAGAACCGAGGACACCGGGAGTAGGCTGACCAATGGCACCCTCACCATTGACGTAACCAGTCAGGGTGTTCTCCTGGATTTGGTTCGTCATATGGATTGTGAAGTCGTACAGACGACCCACAACACCATTAACGGTAGGACGGCCGTCAATGAAATCACTGGAAATGAACCGCTCAATGTCCAGCAAATCACGGTACTGCTGAGGACCAACTAGGATGTGCCGGTCTTCTTCAGGAACAGAAGCGCGGTCAAAGATTTCCTTGGCAGCGAGGATAATGTCCGCATTCATCGGTTGCGGAACACCAGCCACCGTCCCAGTCGAAGACGAAAACAACTGAGTAGGTACTGCTGCACGAAGACCCAACAGAGCGTTATCAAGGTCACGGCGTAATGCGTAACCAATCTCACGCGAGTAAGCGTTGCGCACATTGTATTGGCTTTGGATATTTGTAATATCCTCCACCCCATGTGCCACGTAATTCTGTTGGTCAACGCTGACCATGTAAGCACCAGGAGTCGTCATGTCCAGGTCAATAGGTTGCTTGGCAACTTTTGGCCGAACAGACATCCGTCCAACTAACGGAACGTGGAGAGTCTGACCTTTCTGACCGATAAAGTTCTTGACGCGAACTAAACGCTCCATCATGAACTTGCGGTCACGGTATCGACGAATCTCACCTTTCCACAACTGCGGAATAAATCCGCTTTGAATATCCGGAACTGAAATAACGTTAGGTGTGCTCATTAACTATCTTCTCGGTAAGTGCCTGCGCGAATAGCCGCCAAAATGGCTGGCTGTGCGGCTGCATACTGTTCATCAGTCATTTGTGTGACTTCTGAAGCGTAAATAACTTTAGGTGTACTTGCAGAAGATACTGAAGACCGACCAAGGTTCATGGTTGTCTGAGTTCGATTAGCGTCTCCACCACGGCTTGCTGCTAAGCCCTTTTTAAGTTCCTCAAACCCTTCGTAACCCATAGCATCAATTCGAGCTTGCTCTACGCCTGGTAGCGCTTTGTAATACGCCACGTAATTGGGTAGTTCTTGCCGTACTTCGCTAGGACGCATGTCCCAACGAACTGACAAATTCTGCACGATTTCTGCTTCTGTGTACGATGCTTGATTTTGAGGTTCTTTACGTCCTGTAGCCTCAGCTACGATATCCCGTAACTGGTCTAACTCAACTCCTAGCGCCTTAGCTAACTGTTGAGCAACTTCGTCTGCGCTGTCTTCTTTAACGTTTTCCTCATCTTGCTGCTTTTCTTCAGCAAGGTCAGAGTCGTCTACTAGACGACCATCAGATTGAAGTACCTCTTCACCACCAGATTCTAGAGTTTCTTCATCGTTTTCTACTAAACCAGCTGGCTGATTACCCAATTCCGACTGCTGCTGCTGTTGCAGCTGCGCCATTAAGTTGCTGTTCAACATCTGCTATACCTACTCCTTCGGGCAGCTGTGCGCCCATACTTGCCATTAAACTTCTACCACCATCGGCGGCTATTTGCTCTGTAGCCATTTGTTGCATCGGTGCTCCGCCCATTTGCTGTAGTGGAGTCTGTTCTCCTCCTTGTTGACGAAGCACTAAACTGTCTGGGTCATCAAAGCCCCAAATTTCTAGCATCTGCATAAGCAGTTGTTCAAAGTCTACGCGTTGCGCAAACTGCTCATTTGAAGACACTAACTGCAGAAACTCTACATACAGATTAATTTTACGCTGCCTTTCAAGTACGTGACCAGCACCTCTGGGCTTCACTACCCAGTCTAACTGTAACTCTTCTTTACCTACAGCGTAGTATTCCCAAACTTGGAAGCTACCACCTTTAACTTTTACTGTGTGGTCTTTACCGTACTTGCGAAACAGTTCCAGAGATGTGTGCATAATCTCTAGAAAACTCGTCATCTCAATCTGCATAAACAAGGAGGTTAAACGGTTACCTCCCATTTCTCGTACAGATGAAACTTCTTCTGCAGTAACACGCTCACCTGAGCGCATTGTAGCACCCACAAGTGGCCCAATACCCGCAACCTTGTCAATATCAGCATCAAGAAATTGGCTTTCTGTGTAGCTAATATTGTAATCTGCGGTAGACAACTGCATAGGTCTAATGGCATCGTGGTCAGCTACTGGGATTACTTTACCTGGCTCTACTACAATGTCTTCAGGTTTGAGCATACCGTCGTCAATGTAGGTAAACATCTGACTGCTGCTGACAGACAGATTATCTAACCTAGCATTAGTGATATCGTTAAGCTCTTTGATGGCTCCGAGTACAGGATGCAAAGCGCCAATACCGTAAGGAGACTGCGTAACTTCGATAAAGTCACCTACAACAAACGGAAAAACGTCAAAAGACGTCTCTTTTACTACCTTACCACCGATAACAGTGATGCACTTCTTTTCGTGCAGTACGTCGTTGTTGTATATGTCTCCCCAGTACTCAATAATACCTACAGAATCTGTCCAGTTATTTTGCTCATGTGTAATGTCCAAGCCCTGAAACATCTTTAACGTTTTGTCAGAACGCTCAATAAAATGCTCCAGATTGTCCATCTGTTTAATTTCTTCGATAGATAAGTCGTACCTATACTTACGCGCATCTGCCAGTACTTGGTACCTGGGCTTGTAAATCAGACGTATAAAAGGACTGTCTCGTCTGTCTCTAGCTTCTGGGTTAAAAAACGTCTCGTAGACAGAGAGTACCCTATAGTCGATGTTACCCTTTACCCAAGGCATAGCCATACAGCTTTGCCCGCAAATAAGCATCTGCCTTAGAAAATTACTATATGCTAAAACATACTTAGCTTCGTACAACCTGTCTTTGAAGTACTTAGTAACCAATCTTGCTACTTCAGCGTAGCCAGAATTTGCTGGCTCAAAGTAAATCCAGTCATCGTTGGGAAAAGATGCGTTAAACAGATAAGCATGCTGCGTTTCCACAATCTGAAACGCTTTCCCTTTGTTAATCTTATGCCGCCAATTGTTAGGAGTTTCTGTTGCCACTTGTGTGCGTAAATACTGGGACGAGTTGGGCGTTCCCAGATACTCTGCCCATGACTGTGTCCACCGTTGCTCTAGCTGATGGCGGTCATCCTTCATCTGCCGTAGGGTTTCAACGATGCTGAGACCGATATCAGACATAAATTCCTCCGTACGTTTTATTGTATTCGTAAGGTCTGTAAGCTCTGCCTCGGCTTGGCCCTTGCAGCAGTCTTTGATTTGTCGCGTGAGACACTAAAGCGATATTTGTTATACAGTCAATTACGTCATCATGAATACCGGAGATGCCTAGCATATCTATCTGCTGGCACACTTCTGTTCCTGCCATCCAGTTCATAACGTAAAGCATATGAGCCGAAAGTAGAGGCTCTAGTGTAGACGTAATACGCTCAGTTTTTTCTCCTTTAGGAGACGTAAACAGCAAAGACATTGGAAAGTAGCCTGGCTTGTGGAAGTAGCTTTTCATTGTAAAAGCAAAACTTTCCTGATAGCCTACTTTTTCAATGTACAGACGAGACATTCTCCACTTACGTGCCATTTTGTAGACTTGCTCTACGTGCTCTGATGGAGACCATTTACCGTTTGCTTTGTCTACAATGCGCACATTGTTGAATGCGTCTCTGCCACCAACAACAATGGCACATTCGTCAGCTTTAGCAGCGGAGCTAATAGCCAAGTCAGTGACCATATGCAGCATAAGTGGAAACATTTCCCTAACACCTGTGTCGGGATTTGTAATTGCTACTGCGGTAAAGTTCTTACCTAAGTCTCTCTTATCAAAATCTTCAGGGTGCATATACTGAAGCAGCCCTGAATCCATAGCAGATTCGTCATCTGGTATAAGTTGTAGAAGGTATTGAGACGCATACCGTCTTTTTGACTTCATGCGTTTTTGCAGACGACCTACAGACAGACTGTCAAACTTCTCAGGAAAGGTAAATCCGTCAGTTTCGTCTTTACCGTTGACGTAAATGTTCCTGAAAAAACCCACATACTCCATCTCTTTTAGACGCTGTGCTGTTTCTGCTTCGTCATTAGAGAAGAATCGTGAGCAGTAGTAGTCATGCGGGTAGTAAGGCGTGCCGTTAATGACCACTTCGTCACCGAGCCACTCGCCAAAACTCTCAGTAATCGGCATGTAGTACGGTTTTTGAGTCAGTAAAGACTCCAGGTCGTCTGCCCATGAGTCAATTTTGCGAGCCTTTTGCGGTGTTATCGAGTTATCCCAGTCTACAATGTCGTCTAAGACTAGTAAATCAACGTGATAACCCGTCTTTCGTTGACCGCAACTGAGGGTTGTAATCGTGGCTTCTTTGTAATTGTGCCCTTTTGTTCTAATTAGCTGTACTTCACTGTTTGTCCACTTGACCTTTTTGTCTTTAGACTCAGTACCAGAGCTTGACCTACTGGACAGCACAGGCACCATAGGGCCGGGAATGTGGGGTCTGTTATTCCAGACGTTTTCCTGTAGGTCTTCGTCTTCGTAATACGACCTAAGCTCCCGAATAAAGGATTCTGCTAGGTCTTTGACGTTTGTACCCACAAGAACCCTGATGTTTGGGTTCCTGTAAGTACGCCATAGCAGATAAAGAGACAAGTTAATAGTTGACTTGAGACACTCCCGGTGCACCAGAAACAGCCGCCTGCGCTGCTGCGCTCCGACAGAATGAGTCTGAGGGCGACAGTTGATATCTGTCATCTCTTTGTGCACTTTACTGAAAGACTTACTGCCTCCCTTAAAATTGATAAGGTCAGCAAACGCCCAGATGTCGTACAGTGCTTCTACTCTCTTGTCAACTATTACCATTTTATTCTCCGTCTGCGTTGGCAAAAACGCCCGGATTGAAGTCCATAGCCCACAGACCGTGCACAAAGACAGCAAATGTGCGCATTTCCCAGCTGACCTGAGCACCGGCAACACCAGTCACTACAGGGTAGACCTCACCACCTGTACCAATAACAATGGGCATAGAGGGCAAGTTGGTAAATGCACCCACAGCCTGGGCGTTACCTTGGGCTCGTCGGACAGTAAAACTGCCAGTACCACCACCAATGTTACCAAAGCCAGCACCAACACCTGTGACACGGTTCCAACCGATGCCCATGATGTTGACAATCATGATGGAATTTTCTGGGCACTTAAGAGAATAGCCTTCACGTCCTTCGATGTAAAGACGAGTAGGAGTGTTGTCTTCGGTGACGCCTCGCCAAATAATAGTTGGCCAATCTCGCTGCCCTTGCTGTGCCAGAGCACGGCTGAGTGCATCAGTGTTGTTCTCAAAGACCGAAGCCATGTAAGTCATCGTGTGTACCTCGCGATAAGTTCTTGCATTAGTGAGCTACGTTGCTGCTCGTTGTCCCTTGAGTTAGCTGTAGCCAAAGACCGCATCAGAGAGTTTTGGTTTCCTCGAATGCGCTTGTCAAGGAGGTCTGCACTTCTTGCAGTCCGGGACTGGTTTCCTTGTTGACGGAGTCTGCGTCTACCGTCCTCTGCCTGGCTGCGCGTCTGCTTCTGTGCTCGGTTGAGTTCTTGAGCGTTTCTTGCATAGGAGTCCTGTCCAGCCCTGGCGATAATTCCTGACTGTCTCCGAACATAATTACGTTGCCGGCCAAATTGTCGCTCAAGTCGTCGGATGAGTGACTGGTTGAAGGCTTGGTCGTCTTCGATGACTCCTGCAAGGGCGGAGTTGTCAATTGTTGTACTAGAGCTGGATGAGCTTCGTCTGCTTGCCATAATTGTTCCTCTTTTTTACTCCTTTCAGCCGCTTCATTCTGCCGTCTGTCTCTTTCGTCAACCCTTTTTTCAGTACCTTTGCGTAGATTAGCTTCATTGACCTCCTTTATCCTCAGCAGTTTACGGTGAGTAGCTGATGTAGCCCTAGGTAGTGTCCCTGCGTTCATTTGCTCTCTCAGCATATGCCGCAGGTGGATGTTGATTGGTGAAATCATACGATTTTGGGGAAAAAATGTTTGAGTGCTTTATATATATATATGTAGCCGTTATCCCCCTACAGCCTATTTATTCACGTGCGTAAGAAACGCGTATGTGTGTGTTTTCTTTCGCGTATATGTATATGCGTGCGTTTATTGAACCAACCTCCAAAACCCAATTTCTTGACAAACCCAGACCACCATGCTATACTGGAAGCCTTCACGTGGAGATCGCCCACACACACATAGGGCTACACGTGAATACCCGCACATGTACACATACACACACCACAGGAAAACACACGCCATGACTACC